ATAATCTGACTCGGCACGATATCGCGTTGAATCCGCGCCGCGAGGTTTTGCGCGAAGACACTCGCCGCCTGGTTGACCGCAGCTTCGACCGTCGTCGGATCGGCGTCAGAGTATAACGTCACGGTCGCGGTGATTACGTAGTCAACCTCGGTCACCGCCAGGACGTTCACCGTGTCGGTCAGCGGGCGCACGGTGTCGGCGCTCAATACCGCCAGCACTTCATTGAGCAGCCCAGATCCGGCGATGCCCGCGCCGTTCGGCGAGGCCGCCGGCTGCGTGACCGGACCGAGGAGAACATAGACATTAACGGTGCCCGGCGACGGCGAGACGACCGAGGCGTCGACGATCGACGGATTCACGCCGAGCGCGAAGAAGCGGTACGCGTCAGCCGGCCCGCAATCCGAGAACTGGTTCGGCGCGGCCTGAATCCGGGTGCGAAAATGGTCGTCGGTCTCAGGCGATGATCCGCCATTGGCTTGCGCGGTATTGGTCACCGACGCGATTAGCGCGTTGGGGTTGAGCAGCACGTTAATCGATCCGCTCAGATACCCATTCGCGGCGGCGCCCGCGACCGTGCAATTCGCGTTGACCGTGCCGGTGGTCGCGCCGGTCGGAATCGTCAGCGCAGAGGTCGTCGCAAACACGAACTGCCCGTCGGCCGTGCCGACCTGCGTGCCGGCGGGAATCGTCAGCGGAACCGTCAGCGCATTATTCAGGGTGAATTGCAGCGTAGTCGACGCGGGCTGCGCGGGAAGGCGCGTCACCCCGAGCATCTGACCGATGAAATCGAGCGCAGGATACGAGGCGAACGCGAGCAGGTTTTGCTCGCCAGTGTACTGGATCGCCAGCCGCACCAGCAGCTCGCGATAGGCTGCGCGATTAAGATAAAGACGCTCGGGCTGCGCGGGATAGAGGATGCGGCCGGTGGTCGTCTGGTAGTCATCGATCATGTCATTGATGATCGCGTTGACGTCCGTGCCGTCAGCATCGGTGATAAACGACGGCGGATCGCCTGAGAGCACGTTCGGGAGCGGCAACGCGGCCGGCTGCGGGAACACCGCGACCAACTCCCACACAGTCGTATTGTCCTGCGTGGTATCGCCGATATTTTGCGGCCATGGCAGAGGCGGATTCGGGCCGGTGATTCCGCCCAGGACTGACAGCTCGACGTTGCCGTTCGCGTCGATAATGACCGTTGCGGGCGGAATCGTGGCATTCGGCTGCCAGGTTGGGTTCACATTAGCCACTTGACTAACTATTCCGCCCCGCGCTCAATTCGCAATCGAGCTCCCAATCGTCACGGTCGTCGATTGTGCCTGCGCGCCAGGCGTCTTGAGCTGCCAAGTCACCGTGACGTCGAACGCCGAATAATCCGCCGACGCCGGCTGAGCAGTCACGCTGAGCAGCTTGATGCGCGGCTCGAACTTCGCGATCTTGGCCGCGACCTCGGCGACCAGCGCTGGCAGCGCCACGGTTATCGGCTGATCGATGAATTGAAACAGATCGCACGCGAAATCCGGTCGCAGCATGTCTGATCCGGGCGGCGTGGTGAGGATAATCATCAGACACTGCTCGATATCGGCGAGCCCCTGCACCACCTGGCCAAGCCCTGCGGCATATGCGCCGCCGGCGGTCGAGTCGAGCATCATCGACCAATCGGCCGAGGTAATCGAATCGACTGCGATCGCGTTCGGCGATGGAATCAGCGATTCCGCCGCGACCGCCGCCGATTGAAATAGCAACAGCAGCATGGCTCAGATGCTGTCCGCCCATACCATCACGTTGCCCGCCGCCGCCGGCGTGCGCGGCGCGATTTGCACGTAGTAGGAACTCGCGCCATTCGTCGGCACGGTCGCGAGCTCGCCGTGAAAATAGCCGGGATAGCTGACGTTGCCGCTGTAGCCCGTGTTCTGCGGCTCGACCAGCGGCATCGGCGTCATCACGCCGCCATTATCCACCAACACGACTCGCAGCGCGGCGATCACCTGCGAGGCCGAATACTCAGTCTTGAGAACGATTTTCGAATCGCCGAGACAGGACAACGCCGCGCTCGTCCAAAGCGTTCCGACCGGCTGCGGCGCCGCCATCAATGCGCCATAGGTCGGAACCCCTTCGGTGCCGAAGCTGAGCTGATCAGTATCGATCGCGGTGCGCTGAACGTTGACCGCCTGACCGTTCTCGGTTTTGTTGATCGTCGCGATCTCAGTGCCGGTGGTCGGCGTCGTGATTGGAACCGAGAAATTCATAGATGCACCTGACTAGATCGCGGCGAGCCTGCGGTCATGTCAACACCTGGTTGGGTGTGCCCGAGTTCTGACTGCCCGCGGCGACACCCTGATGCGTATGCGCGTTAAACGTCGCGATTATATTGTTCACTGAGTCGTTATACGTCCCGGTCTTCAGAGTGATATTGCCCGCCGCGGTCAACTCGACATCGCCCGACGCATCAATTACAACCGACGCGCCGTTGGCTTCGAGCGTGAGCGTGCCGCCGCTCGGCAGCGAAACCGTCATCGCATGCGCCGAGCGATCGTACTTGCACAGCGCGCCATCGCTGAACTGGATTTCGTTGATATTCGCAGTCATCCCGGTCGGCGGCGCATCGATCGTCGAATAGATCGCGCCCAGCACCACGCCATCCTCGTCATGCGCGTCCATCAGGCAGACCACCTGCTCGCCGAGGTCGGGCATGCGAAACGCTTTGTTGTTCTGCGTGTAGGGCTGCATCACCGGCAGCCACCAGCTATTCATTTGATCGCGATCGGGAAAGGTCACGCGCACGCGGCAATGCGCAACGTCCTGGGCGCTGACTATGCCGGTGCGGAACGGCGACTTGGATGATTGCATCAGTACGTTCCCGTCCTGCCCGTGTGCGTCGGCCCGCATCCCGCCGCGAGCATCGCGGCTTCGTATGGCAGGTACGCTTGGACGCCAGCCGATTGCAGATCGCTGATATATAGTTCGTCCCAGGCCGCACACGCGTTGAGCAACAGCCCGAGATGGCCCGGCATGCCTGACGCGCCATAGCCGGCGGCCGAGGCTCCCTGCGCGCCGGTCCACAACCACGGCATCCACTGTGCAATGGGCGACCAGTAAAACGTCGAGGTCGCGCCGGTGTTTTCGGCGCCCATGTTCGGATAACCGAGCATCGCCAGATCGCCGACGATCAGCGGCTGAATTGTGCCGTCGAACGATCCGGGCGCGCAGGTGCGCGTGCCGCTGTTGCTGATGCACGGCGCGGCGCCGGAAGTCATATAGGGCGCGACGACCTGATTGGGAAACTGACTCGCGATATAACCGGCGATCGTCTCGACCGCTGTCTGATAGCTAGTCGGCGTCCATCCGAGCGCCAGCCACGAGCCGACATCGTCGTTCGACGCGCACGTGCAGCCGCTCGATCCGCACGTCGAGGCGCATCCCGACCCGGTGCACGTCAGCGTTTCGCCCTGATGCCACGCGAGACTGCCGAGCTCGCCAATCTCCCCATCGCCGGGGATCCCGATGCGCGTGATGAGCGCGTTCGTGCCGTAGGTCGAGGCGATTTGCGCATATAACCCTTCGAGATCTGCCTGATAAGTTGGGTCGCGCGCATCATAGGCCGTCCACGTCCCGCAGGTGTACGGGCTGACCGTGCTTTTGTCAAAGACGCTCGTGAAATAGGCACTCGACCCGTGCGCGTTCATGTCGCTCGCGACCCACGAGGGCACCATATCGCCGGCGTTAATTCCGATCGCGAGCACCTTGCCATACGTCGTCGCCCACGCGATGTCAGCGGCGATATTGCAGTTCGTCACGTTGAAGGTGAATGTGCCTTTGGCGGGCTCGCACGCATTCCAGTTGTACGTCGCGCTCAACCCGACGACGTACGATTTATCGGTGACGCCGGTCTCAGCGCCGCCGCCGGCATGCCACGCGCCGTCCCAGACATAGATGCCGCGCGGCGACGTGAGTAATCCGCCTGGCGAGCTAAATGCGCGCGCAGACATGATCGCAAGCGCAACTGCGACTAAGATTTTTAATGCGGGGTGCTTCCTCATTTGTGAAATGAATAAACCGGCACGACCGTGGCCGTCGGCGTCGCAGTTGGCGTTCCGCCAGTCGGGGTTGGAGTCGGAGTCGGCGTCGCGGACGTATGATGCGCAATCGTAGCCGTGATCGCGTTTTCCAGCTCGGTCAAATAGCAATTGCCCGTTGATCCTGAATTAGTCAGTACGTCTTCGACGTTCGCTCCATCGGAACTGCTGCCGCAGCTATCGGCGAGCCCGTCGCCGCCGCCCTTATTGTACGCTGCCACGCAATGAAAGACGCGAGGAACGGTGCCCCCCTGGAGCAGCTTCGCCATTACGTACTGGCCGATGTAAACAACCGGGTCCGACTCGTACGCCTGCCACACAAGGAGATCGGTCGGACCGGTGTTCGGCCCGGTGTTCCACGAAAAGTTGCCGTTGCTATTGTCCCAGCTCGCGGCGGCCCAGACTGCGTCGTCAGCGCTGAAATTGGGATCGTTGGTCGCGGGATTATCGCCGCAGTAGCCCGCCGACGACGTGCCGGTCTGGTTCGTAACGTCGCCGAAGTTGCCCGCCGTATTGGCCGCGAAATGGGGATTGATATTAGCGCCCGACGCGTTGTCGCAGTCCCCCGGCGTATAGTCATTGTTGCCGCCGAAATTGGGGCTGGTGCAATTATTCGCACCGCGCGGATCGCATCCGAGGTTCATAAAATTATTGCCGGTGTCCTCGCACGCATGCTTGAAGTCGCCAGTTGGCGGCCCGGAATAGATCGCAATTGCGTCGAGATATGACGTGCCGTTATAGCCGATCGCGACCCCGAGCGCGGCGCCGCTGCCGGCCGACGTTCCGACCAGCACCGCCGGTTTCGAGGTGCCCGGTCCCCACTGATTGATCGCGAAATGCACTGCCGTCGCGACTCGACATTCACCCGCCCATGCGCCCGCCGCGCCGTTTGAATACGGGCCGTTCGGCTGATTATAGGTGCTCTGCGGGTAAGTCTGGTTCGACGGCATAAAGACCGATTTCTGCGGCGCGGTCGTGGTCTCATTTGGAAACGCGATCGCAACTCCGGTCCAATTCGAATTATTGTAGTTGTCGCGCAGATAGGAATCCGGCGTACCCCAGCCGATCCAGGTGCTGATCGGATTGCCAGCCAACGACACGTCGATCCCGTTCGCGCCGGTCGCAACCTTGACCGCAAACGCGACCTCCACGCCGTTGTCCGCGTTAGCGCATCCGCTGATAGTCGCGGTATAGCATTGCGCGCCGCTTGACCCGGCGCCTGGCGCGATCGAATTGCAGGCTGAGCCGGTCACGGGCCCCGTGAGCGTGCCTACGCTGCCCTCGCTCATCGGCCAGCCGGTCGTCGTGCCCGCGGACGGCTTGATAATCAGGCCGGCGCCGATCATCACGACGATCGCGGCGATTCGACTCGTTCTCCTCACGGCATGAGCACCACATGCGCCGCGGCGCGCGCGGCCGGCGTCGTGCCCATCGTGAGCGAGTAACCGCTAAACGTCCCATTCGTGCTGCCGCCGCTCGTATTGGTGGGAGAGAAGACGTTCGGCGTCAGACCGAGCTTTGCAGTAGTCGCGTTGCCGGTGTAGCACAGGTAGTACAGTCCCGGATTGAGCGTCACCGTTCCCTGAGTAATGGGGTCCTGGACAAACCCTGTCGTAGTGAAATTCACCCCGTTGGCGCTCGTTCCGAGGTTCGCGACGAGCGTGTCGGAGGAATTGAAAATCCCGATGTCGTAGTAGTCGCTGGTGGTGGCGTCGTTCGTAGTGATATCGACGACCATGTGCCCGACGCTGAGCGGCCACTGCACCTGGAACTGCGTGCATGAGACCGCATTCGCGCTCGCCGCAAACGCCGTACCTGTCGCGCCGGTAGGGTTGATCTCCAGCGTGGTGATCGCGCCCAGCCGCGAGGGACTCAGCGTACCACTCGAGATATTCGACGCGTTGGTCGTGTCCGTATATGCGGACGGCGCGCGCTCGAACACCTGCGGCGGATAAAGAAACATCTGGTAGTTGCCGGCGCCCGAGTTGGTCGTCGGCACATAACCGAGGATCTGCACGATCGACCCGGCCGCCGCGCAGGTCGCCGATCCGCAATCATGCAGCTTGCCGCCGCTCGTGGTGCTCGCGATTACGCCGTCGCCTGCCGTCGTCGATCCGTCGAACGCCGCGGTCACCAGGCCGCTGGTCTGAATCGTCGCCGTGCCCGATGTTCCGGCGCCGGCGGTCGTGACGCCCATTATGCCCGTCGTGCTTGAAGTCGAACCGACTTGCACCTTGCCCGACGAATCGAAAACAGCCGATTCATTCAGCACCGTGCCGGTGGAATTATTGAGCGCGGTGAATTGCGGATACTGCGCGAGCGTCACGAGCTGCCAGTTGTTCGCGCCAGAATTGAACGCGTAGACCTGGTTGGTCGTCGAGGGCGAGCCTGAGAGCGGATAGCCGTCGATCCCGGACACGACCCAGGCGCCGTTTGGGCCGGTCAGATCGCCGCCGCCCGACGGCGTATCGTCGTTGATCTGCCAGTTATTCGACGAGGTAAATTGAATCCAGACCGTCCGCCCCGACGGAATAGTCAGTGAGGTGGCGGAAACGATCTGCGCGCCATTGAGCACGTCGCCATTGCCGGCGTTCGGCGTAATCGTCACATTGTCCGGCGCCGCCATCGCGTTCGTGATGCCGAGGGTGCAATTCGCCGTCAGCCCGGATGTTGATGGCAGGTTCTCCGTGAATGAGCTCTGGCCGGCGTTGATGATGATGATCGAATCGGTCGAGCATGACGCGGTATCCGACGTGCCGGTGGTAACGACGCGGACCGACCGATGCGTCTTGGTGACGGTGGTCGCCGCCGATCCCGCCGAAGTTGTCGCATCGCCGGTCAGCGCGGGCAGCCGCGACGCGGACAGCGTGCCCGAACTGATATTTGACGCGTTAGTGGTGTCAGTCGTCGCCGAGTTCGCGAACGCCGTTCCATTCGTTTTTGTGCATGTGAAGGTGGCCGGCGCTGTGAAACTACAGTCGCCGCCGATCGTCGTTCCGGCGAGACTCGCGGAGCTCGATGGATAGTATGCGAGCTGGCCGGCCGTGCCCGTGGTCACCGGATTCGGCGGCGGGACATCAGGAATGTAGCCGTCCTCGTCGAAGGTGGATGGCGGAAAGCCGCTCGGTCCGTGATAGGTGAAATGGATCGACTGACAATGCGACGCGGTATTGATCAGCGCCGGCAGCGAACCTGAAAAGCGATAGGCGATCGAACCGGTGTCGGCGACGAACGTCCAGGTGTAGACATTCGCAGTCGAATCGTGGCAGGCGGTGATACTAATCGCCTCGCCGTCCACCGGCGAGTTCAGATGATACGTGACGTTGCCGACGATCTGCCGCGAGTAATTGACGTAGCCTGAGCTCGTCGACATGTTCAGCGTGACCGAGCCGGAATCGCCGCTGCCGTTCGACGGCGTTACGACCAGGCCGTTGCTGACCGTGCCATTGAACGATCCGCCGCCGCCACCGCCGCCGCCCGATCCGCCCCATCCGTACCTGATATGATCAGGCGTCGCGGACGCGCATCCGGCCGCCAGCGCTGTCAGCAGAGCCAACAGCCCCCACGGCCTGAACGTCTTAATTCGCGCGCTCACGGCCTGACAATCTCCGTGCAGTTCACCGTCGTGCCGCTGGTGCTCGAGCAGTAGAGCGGCCCCGTCACCTCGATATCATCGCCAGGCCCGTTGGGCTGGAACGGCTCGCCGATGTTCCCAGATTGGGACACCGTGGCATCGCCGATGTTCACGCTGTTCGAACCGGTGTCGATGCATTTCGCGTCGACGCGATACGTATTCGTGCCGAGAATTTGCGTCGCCGCGCCGCCCGATGGGCACGAGACGTTCGCATGCGACGTGATGTTCTGCGGCAGATTCTCGCCGCCGGACGTTTCATGCGTGCCGTACCATCCGTGGTGGATAATCGGCAACGTATGCGGCGTCGAGACGGCACATCCCGCGAGGCACACACCGGCCAGCAGGGCGAAGCGACTGAAATGATAATAGCGCATGGTTAATTTGCACCTACCGTTCGAATCACGATCTCTGTGGTGTAGCCGCTCGATCGCTCCAGCCGATGGCGCGCCTCACTCACGAAGTAATTGCCGTCGAACGCGCCAAACCCGCCGACTGTGATAATCGTGCCGGCGGTGATCGATGTCGTTCCCGGCATCGTTAGCCGCCCGCTCGTCTGCAGCATGTTATTGCGATACAACGCCGCGTTGGCCTTGAGCGTCGCCTGCTGCCCGTTCTCGCATCGCCGCGCCTGCTTATGCGTGTCCACGGTCGGCGTGCCGCCGTCGGCGGAAACCGTCTGGCTGATCAGGCTTTTCGTCGCCGGGTTGAAATAGTTCACCTGGGCGGCGGCGTACACCTGATGGGTTTTCGCCTTGAACGACGCCTCGGTCACGTCGGCGCGCGAAATGAGTGACGTCGCCGGACGGTTTTCCAGCGCCGTGCGCGAATAGAAAATCAACTGCGGCGGGCGAATCGTGAACTCGTAATTATGCTCTTCCGCGAGACGCTGCAGGAAGTCCAGGTCGGTCTCCTCGGACTGGGTGACGCGCGCGAACGTGGTATTGAGCGCCTCGGGCGCGCCGGTCACCGTCCAGCCGTGCTGCGCGGCGACCTTCGACGCGATCTGCAGCAGCGTCTGATTCTCGTAGCCGACGCTCTTCGGCGTCCGCAACGCATCGCTGATATATGCAGCGATACATCGCAGATGGACCGTGTCGGGCGGCAGCTTCAACTCGACCTCATCGACCTGAAAGCTCCCGCAACTGACTAATGATTCGTTCGCGTAACCGATCGCGAGCGCGACGATATCGCCGCGCGTCGGCATCCATGGCCCCTGCCAGCGCTTGTCGCGATCTTCGAGTTCAACCTCGAGCTCGGGCGATGCGCCGCCGGCATGACTGATGTAGGTAATCGACTCGACCATCCGCTCGATCTTCTTGCTGATGGCGACGCCCTTGTACGTCAGCGACCACGCAGGGACGCGCACTCCCAGCGTTTGCGGCATCGCAGCCATCAGAGCGACTCCCAGGGCGGCAGGTCGGACGACGACACGTCGCTCGCCTTCTGCAGGATCGGCACCTGCAGGCTGATTCCCGCGTCGAACGCGCCGACGATCGGCACGCTCGGATTCGCGGCGACGATCGCGTTGATGCCGGCCATGAAATCGATGCCATAATATGCCCACGCGATCGTGTCCCAGCGATCGCCGGCCTGCGTGACGTACTGGATGTAGGGACTCGACGCCATCGGTTATGACAACAACCCCCCGGTGCTCGAGTCGAAGCGCCAGATCGAGGCGACAGGCACTTCGCCCGGATTGAGTGGCGACGTCGCGCCGGTCGGCTGACTATTCGATGTGACCGCCGACGTTCCCGCGTTCGCGCTTGGAAAATTCAACGACGCTCCGCCGCTCGCATTGACTACGCCCGCGACCGATTGACCCGGCGTGAGCGGCCCGACAATCACGCCCGGCGGCGGCGCGGGTGGAATCGGCGGCGCATTCGGGTCAATCTCGATATCGCGCGCATACTCTTTGAGATCGGCCTTGAGCGCGACGCAGATCAGCGAGCCGTCATCGGCCATCTGCCGCGTCGTCTCGACCAACCTGGTGATGACGAAATAGCCGCGATGAACCCCATTGCCGAAAATCAACGGCATCGCCTGATGCGCTTCCGCTGCGGCCACGATCAGACTCAGCATCGCGAGCGGACGCGTGAACGACACGTGGAACATCAGGTCGAGTGAGATTTCCTCGAGCGCGTCCGACGTCCATTGCAGGAGCGGCTGCGATTCGACGACCTTGTGCTCCGCGTAGTCATACGCGCGCGTCGACTCGAACGATTCCGGCGCGATCGTCGTCTGAAACGTGATATTGCCGAGCGTCGCGAAGAGCATCAGAAGCTCGCCCTCGCTCGTGTCGCGGTCTGGTTATCGACGATTCGTTTCAGGTCATAGGCATGCTTTTCCAGCACGCGCATCAGCGCTTTTTCATCGAGGCCGGCGCCATTAATCGTCACCGGCGCGTTAATAACGATGCCGCCGTTTTGGCCGGCGTGCGCGAGACCCGCACCGCCGAGCATCATCGGCGCCGCGACTGCAGTAACCATCGCGACCCGATTGATCGCAGCCAGCACCGGCGCCGGCTCCAGGTCGCGCACCAACGTCTCGATAATGCCCCATCGATGCACCTGGCTGAGCGGCCCCTCTTTCGCGGGCGAATGCATATGCAGGAAGCCTTCGATTTTCGACGCGACATGCTCAATCGCATGCACCGGCCACGCGACCATCGAGAGAATCCCGTCGCCGAAGGACTTCATGATGCTCCAGCCCCACTGCGCCGCTTCGGGTATCATTTTCAGAAAGAAGTTGCGGAAGCTTTCACAGTGCTTCCACAGCTCGTAGATTCCGATCGCGAGCGCTGCGACCCCCGCGATAATGAGGCCGATCGGATTCGCCGTCATCGCGGCGTCCAATAGCCACTGCGCCCCCGTCCACAACCTGGTGGCCTGAGCGATCGATGAAATCGCGCTCGGGATCGCGGCAAACACCTCGAAGCTCTTCCCGACAAAGATCGCGCTCGCGCCGAGCGTCGTCATCGAGTGCACCGCGAACATCGCGACCGTCGAGGTTGCCGTCAGCCCTTCGACAAATTTGCC